AGTTCCATCATTAGAAGTAAAATGACCACAAGTAATTTGATGTAGTCTCATTAATTGAGTGATGACTGTTGCTGTTGAAACCATTTTACCATTTAAATATGCAATGGCTTCTTGTTTCATTTGTTTGTAAACTTTCTTCTGTTCATCAGTTAATTCTATTATTCTTTTTGTAAATGTTTTAGGAGGTAAATCTAAACAATCATCTTTTAATACACGATCAGAAAACTTAGTTATTTTTTCAGATAGTTCACCTAAATTTCTATAGCCAGTAACTATGTTAACTTGTCTGCCAGATACGTTAATAGATTTCATCCAAGCATATCTAGCTCTAAAACTATAATAAGAAGAATGATCTAACAAATATGGACTTAAAAATTCACATTGTGAATATAAATCTAATGGAGATTTAGTAACAGGAGATCCTGTAAGAATTCTTCTATATTTTCCATATCTTGCTAATGCCAATATACTTTTAGTTCTTTTAGCAGATGGATTTTTAATAGTAGTTGACTCATCTATTCCTATTAAATTAGTATGACAAGATAAAAATTTTTGAGCAAACAATATTCCTTTTTTAGTAGAGAAAGCTTCTACATTCATAATTAAAATATGTAATTCTGCTCCTGTAGTAAATAAAGGTTTTAATTCTTTAGCATCGGGATCAGTTCTCCATATACCCATTTTTTTCTCTATGTAATCAGGCATATGTGTCGGTATTTCAGAATCGTACCAATTTTTATATACACCTTTAGGTGCTATGATTAATGCACCATTAATTTTACCAGCGTTATAAAGCATAGCAATATTATCAATAAGCACCTTAGATTTACCGGTACCCATTTCCATAAAGTATGCAAATACTTCTTTATCCCAAGATTTTTCAAGCGCTTTAAACTGATGAGCAAAAGGCTTGCTTTTAAATTTATAATTCATAATAATTACTTCTTTCTATTGAAAACTTATAAATTATTTGTTATATAATGTCAATGCCAGAAAGCATAAACTATAAAGACCTAAAAATTAGTGCGCAACCAACAGTATATGTAATTCAAGACATACCTGGAACAAAAATAGGTATGCCTAAAATAAATATAATTGGAGCATCGCAGTACGGTAAATTAAAAGTATTATTACCAGAAAATTCTCAAATTATATTAAGCCCTGCGTATGTAATAAGCACATTAAAAACTATGTTAAAAAATTATACATCAAAAGATTATTTACTACTTACAGGCGATCCAGCAATTATTGGTGTAGCTTGTTCAATTGTTTCTGACATAACTAATGGAAAATATAATTTATTAAAATGGGATAAACAAGAAAGAAGATATTATCCAGTTGAAATTAATTTATATCAAAAAGATGACACTTGACAAATAAACGTTTTAGTCCTATATTAGAAAGAATAGAAAGGTTATATATTTATGAGTATAAATTTTGAAGAAGATAGAATAGAATCGGTAAAGCAAGCAGACAACGCAAAAGCTTTATCTGAAAAAGTTATTGAATTAAAATCTCTTGAAGATGAGATTTTAAATGCAGAAGAAAGTTTAAAAAAATTAAAAGAACAAGCTAATCAACTATCTATGATAGAGATTCCAAAAATGATGGAAGATATGCATATTACAAAATTAAAGCTTAAGGATGGCGAATCAATAGAAGTAAAAAAAATCTATGGCGCATCCATTCCTAAAGAAAAACAGGAAGAAGCTTTTCAATGGCTTCGTAACAACGGGCTAGGTGATATTATTAAAAATGATATTACTGTTACCTTTGGTCGTGGCGAAGATAACAAGGCGGCACAATATGCTGTCCTTGCACGAGGTCAAGGATTTGAACCTGTCCAGAAGATTGGAGTAAATCCTATGACACTCAAAGCACTGGTCAGGGAACGACTTGAATCTGGACAAGACGTTCCTGCTGACCTATTTAAACCGTTTGCAGGTAACCAAACGAAAATAACTAGACGCTAATAAAGGAGAAAATATATGAGCGATACGAGAAACGCGAATCAAGTAGCGACAAAGAAAGCGGCGGGATTGCCATCAGCTTCATTGTTTGAAGCAGATGCTCACGCGGGTTTTGAAAATGTGAGAACAGAATCACTGGCTCCACCAATTTTAAAACTTTTGCAAAACGGTTCTGCAGAAGCACAGAAACGTAATCAAAATTACGTAGAAGGTGCAGAGCCAGGAATGTTCCTAAATACAGTTACGAAAAAATTGTATGACGGTATGAACGGAATAAATGTTATTCCGTGCCATTATAAATTAGAATATCAAGAATGGTCTGACTTTGGTACAGGCTCTGGTAGACCAGAAATGATCTATCCAGATACTTCTGATATTTTAACTAAAACATCTAAAGATTCTATTGGTAAAGATAGATTACAAAATGGTAATTATATCTTAACAGTAGGTCAGCACTTTGTAATCATTTTAGATAAAAATGGTTCAGCAGAGACTGCAATGATATCTATGAGTTCATCTCAAGGTAAAATTAGCAGGAAGTGGAACTCAATGATGATGTCCCTTACGCTAGATGGTAAAAATGGTCCTTACACTCCTCCATCATTTAGTCATATATATAAATTATCTTCCGTATTAAATACAGGTAAAGGTAATCAATGGTATGGCTTTAATGTACAGAAGGTAGGTCCCGTTGAAGATGCGACGCTATATGAAAGAGCTAAAAAGTTCTACAATAGCCTTGCTAATAAATAATATAATAATTTGGGGCAGTCTAAAAGCTGCCCCAATTAATTATTAAAAGGAACATATGAAAGAAAAGTTTAAAGAAATATTTAAAGGTTTAGAAATAGCTTATGGTCAAACTAGAATGACCGAAGATTTCAATGAACTAGGAAAACATAAAACAAAATCTATTACAATAAAAAGTCCACCAACAGATGAGTTGTGGCAAGCACATTTAGATGGAAAAGACCCTGCACTAGGAATTATTCCTATTAATGAAAATAGTGAATGTAAATGGGGATGTGTAGATATAGATGTTTATAAAGGTTTTGATCATTTAGAATTATTAAATAAAATTAAAAAATTAAAAATACCTGCAATAGTTTGTAGATCAAAATCAGGTGGAGCACACGTATTCTTATTTGCTAAAGAATTTGTTCCTGCAAGTTTAATGAGAGCAAAACTTAAAAAGATTGCATCAGCTATTGGTTTTGCTAAAGCAGAAATATTTCCTAAACAAGATGAACTAAAAGCACATCGTGGAGACACAGGTAGTTTTTTAAATTTACCTTATCACGGTGGAGATAGAACTGTAAGATATGCACTAAATGATCAAGCAGAAGCATTAACTTTAGAAAACTTTTTTAAAAAATATGATGAAGTTGCTTTTTTAAAAGAAGATTTAAAAAAATTTATATTTGAAGATAAAGATAAAAACGAAGACTTTGATGGTATACCACCTTGTTTACAAAGATTATTAACCGATGGTGTTCCTAGTGGAATGAGAAATGATACTATGTTTAACGTAGGTGTTTATTTAAAAAAAAGATATCCAGAGAATGATGAATGGAAAGATTGGATGAGTAAATATAATGATAGTTATATTAAACCACCTTTAAAATATTCAGAATTAAATACAACAATAAGTTCAGTAGGGGATAAGGAATATAATTATGGATGTAATAAAGCACCATTAGAAAGTTTTTGTGATTCACTTACTTGCACAACTAAAAAATATGGTGTTGGTAGAGATGCAGAGACAGCTAATTTAGCTATAACAGAAATTAGAAGATTCTGCTCAGATCCACCATTATTCTTTGTATCTGTTGGTGAGAAAACAGTTGAAGTAGATAGTGCTACATTAATGGATTGTAAATTATTTAATCGTGCCTGTTTAGAACAAATAGGTACACCAGTTCCATTACCTGGAAATAATTTATGGGTTAGGCAGCTAATAAAATTATTAAGTAATGCCATTGAGATACCTGCGCCTGAATCATTAAAAATTAAAACTCAAATGAAAGAATTACTTGCAGATTTTACTAACAACGTAACTGGCAAATCATTTTCTTGTATTAGAAATTTTGGACTTGCTTATACTGAAAATAATTTTTCTTATTTTAAACGAAAAGATTTTTGGAAATTTTTAAAAAAATCTAATGTTTGGGATACTAAATTATTTCCTCAAAATAAAACTTATTCTAAATTAAAAGATTTTTTTGAAGCAGAAGAAATTGATATGAAAATAGATGGAGTAACTACATCTGTAGTTAAAATGCCTGCTATTGTAATAAAAACTGCTGTTATATCTGCAAGCAAAATTAAAAAGGCACCATATGCATAATAGAATAATTATACCAGGACCCCCAGGGACAGGTAAAACGCATAGATTAATGAGATATCTTAATGTTGAATTAAAAAGACGTAAGACTAATCCAGCTAAAATTGCGTACATTTCTTTTAGTAAGGCAGCTAAAGAAGAGGCAGAAAGAAGAATAGAAAATAAAAAAGTAAATGTTTGTACTATGCATTCTTTAGGAGCAAAAACATTAAATTTAGAAACTGGTAAATATTTATTAAAAGATAGTAAATGGAATGGGTTTAAAAATTTTTCAAGAGTATGCAGAGATTTATCTTTTGAAAGTTATGTAAATGATTCTGGAATTCCTCAATATAAGAATGCTCATATGCGTGTTATTGAATATGCTAGATCTAAAAAAATTTCTATTTCTGATGCAGCTGTAGAATTAGATATTCACTATGATATAAATTTAAATTTAACTAAACAAATAAAAGTTGATCTAGAAGAATATAAAAAAGAAACGGGAATGTTTGAATTTTCAGATATGATTACAAAATTTATATCTGAAAAAAAATGTCCTGAATTAGATGTAGTATTCTTAGATGAGGCACAAGACTTAAGTCCATTACAATGGGATATGTTTTTTTACATTGAAAGTAATTGTAAAAGATCGTACATTGCAGGTGATGATGATCAAACAATTTACACGTTTCAAGGAGCGGATCCTAAAATATTTATAAACTTAAAAGGTAAATTTGATCCTCAAATAAAATCTAGAAGAGTTCCTAAGTCAGTTCATTCACTGGCAGAATCAATATTTCCACATATGTCAGAAAGATTAATTAAAAAATGGAAACCTAGAGATGCAGAGGGCTCAGTGAAGTACAATGTTCAACTTGAAGATCTAGATTTTAGCAAAGGTAATTGGATGTTATTAACTAGAACAAATAAAATGCTAACACCAATAGCAAATTATTTGTATAGTCTTAATCTTAGATTCGATAGTAAAGGAAATTCATTACTTCCTAAAAAATTATTGTCAGCATATAGGGCCTGGATTAGATTAAATCAAGGTGCTTTCATAGATAAAGAAGAAGCAAAAGCAATTTATGAATATTTAAGTTCTCAAAAAGGTCAAGTAAAGCACGGTTTCTCTAGTGGCAAGTCTTTAGAAAATATTAAAAATGTCGATTTAGATACGCTATGTTCTGAACACGGGTTGCGAGTAACGGGGAGCTGGGAGCAATTAAATATACCAGAAGATAGTAAGAATTATATGATTTCATTATTAGAATCAGGTGATGATTTAATGAATAAAGCTAGAATAAAAATATCTACAATACATAGTGTTAAAGGTGAAGAATGTGACAATGTTATTTTATACACAGACTTAGAACAAATTATTTATGATTCAGCTTTAAGAAATCCTGATCCAGAACACAGAACTTTTTTTGTGGGTGTAACTAGAACAAAAGAAAATTTATATCTGACTAGTGCAGGGTCAGAACATCAATATAATATAGGAGCACCTATAATATGATTTTTTACCGGTTAGGACATAATGACATTGTTGCGGAATGTGGTAGTTTCGTGTCTTCGGGCGACGTTGGTTCGGTTTTCATTATGATCCTGGATTTTTTGGCCGTTAAACCAACATCTACCACACAAATTTGAAAGGAGAAAAATATGACAACAAAAGATATGTTTGAAAAAGCATTTCCACAAGAAAAGCAGATAGGAGGGAGTCACTATAAATCATTTCACATTCAACCATATGAATTTATATCTAAAAATAATCTCAGCTTCTTCCAGGGTAATGTTGTGAAGTACGTTTGCAGGTACTTGAATAAAAATGGAATAGAGGATTTAGAAAAAATAATCCACTATTGCGAACTAGAGATAAAAAAGATAAAAGATATGAAAAGGAAGAAATGAAATATAAATGTGTTAAATGCAAAAAAAGAAATATGACTTACAATTACGCTTTTATG